TCTATGCGCCCATGTAACTACCATATCGGTGGCTGCTGCAATAGTTGCTGGATAGTAAGTTGAGTTGATTCTGAACATGCCAGGAGGGTATGGCTTTTTCTGGCGGGCTACAATAGAAACTGATTGTTGCGGTGCTAACGAAACGTCAAGCTCACCTAAAGAAGTAATGGGAGTGAGTTTAATTAAAGCAGTTTCGCTTGAGGCATATTCTAAATCGTTAGATTCTGCAAACTCATCAACAAAGTAAATTCTAGCGCCATTTGAATGAGTGATTGGAACGCTATCAAGGCATCCACGCCCAACCGTTAAAGTGGTATCTGTTACTGCATCAACTCTAATCACTTCATTGCCAATAATTGCATAAGTTCCAATAGTAACTTGATCTAAATCAATGCCGCTGCCAATTGCCCATGATGTTGATGTTTTACTAGTCACCGCAGAAGTTAAAACCGCAGTTGGGCAAAAGGATGTCGTTCCAGCTTCTTCATATCCAGAGCCTAAGTTTTGCCAGATAGAAGCATTAAATGCTGCATCAGAAGGTCTAACGCCTGTTGCTAAAATATATCCAGCAGTTGTTGGTAAACTTTCTGCGTTTGCATCGCCAACTCTCTGTGCCATTTCATAATAAGGCGCTTCAAAAACTGCATGAAAAGGACATGCCGCAGGCTCTTCCAAAGGGCTAACCCATTCAGAGTTTGGAGGGGCAGAATAAATTGCATCGCCTAAAGCAAAAACGTCTTCAATACAATCAATTTTTACAACATTATTATCAAGCGCACCAAACTCTATATTGGCCACCCTCATAACCAGTTGATTTATACCATACCTACTCCATGATAACTTAAATACATCGCCCACATTTAATGATGATGCTTGGCGATTGGCATAAATAGTGCAGGTTGCAAGAGGTAGGCTCAAAGCTCTTAATTCTCTTGATGCAACCTTTGATGCAATGGTGGCATTAGTTATGCCTGGATATTGCAATGTTGTGCCTATAGTTGAAGATTGCTGTTGAGTTAGTGCTACATCTTGAACAGTAATTGAATTATCTTTGCCTGTGGACATATCCCAAAAAACAACAGTTACTTGATTTACTAATTCTGCCGTTGTTTTACGTTTGAAGTTTTCAATCCTACTTATGTTAGAAGTATCTAATGTAAGCAAGCTGCTTATTACATAATTATCACGAGCAAGAACTAATTTGAAATTGCCAGTTTGCCTATCAACAAATAATGATCCATCTATGTGCTGGAGTACTGTATTAATAAACTCATCAAGCCCTACAGCCCTATCCCATAAAATTGATAGTCCAAAGTTTTCAGTGAATAAAATATCAGCAGCAGCTTGAAAGGAAGTGTTATCTATATTTGCAACAGGGTAGCCCATGCCCCAAACTTGATCAGTTAAACATTCACGAATAATATGCGCTGGGTTCATATTATCGCCGATAGCAGCTTTTGTTGAATACCATTGGGCAGAGCCAGAGGTTAAACTTTGAATTCTTTTTGCTCTAATTTTCCATTTTTTTAGATATGGGTTGTTGCCAATATATACTTGGCGCAATATAAGAGCCATCACGCCACGAAAAGCAGGGATTGCAGTGCCTAGCCTTGCCTGAAGATAACTATTGCGTGATTGCGTTGCAGCGCCCATTGCAACATCAATTGTTCCAACAACTCCGCCCTCTCGCTTTTCTCCACCAAACAAACCAGGCTGATTAATTGATATTTGCCCGCCTGTTGCTGTGCCACTCCAAGCCAACCTGTTATCAACGTAAATTCTGGTAATTGAATCCACTGGGCCGTGACAATAAACCATGTGAGCGCCCATGTAATACTTATAACCAACTACAACCTTTTTGCTTCCAGAACTCATTTTTTGGCCTCTTCAATGGCAGCGAATGCCATAGCATCATTAGTTTCCATCAATTCTTTTTCTGTAATGCCTTCATTTAAAAACTTCTGATAATCAAGATTGTATTTTTCAAAAAACTTTCTTACACCTCTGGCGCAATATTTTAATTTTCTTAAATGCTCAATTCTTACTATTGTCATTTCTTGCCGCCTTTAACTTTAATTGGCACTGCTTTTAGATGGCCATACCAAACAACATTGGGGCCTTCCAAATCTCGAGTGCCAAATAAAACAGGGATTACCCTTCCCACCTCTGCCGTTGGTACTTGAACATCAGCAAGTCCAGCAGGCTTTGCATTTTGTGGTTTAGGCGCAAAAAGATAACCTAAAACTAAAGTTACAACATAACCAATTATAAAGTTCCACATTATAAAATAGAGTTTCCGTCAAATGGGTTTCTGATTGGAATCCAAGGGAATCCGCCAAAATTATCTAAATTATTAAACTTAGTGTTGCATGTGCCTTTTGTGTGATCGCATCCAGGATACAATCTTATTTGAGAGCCAACTGCAAACTCAGGCACTGGCCTTGTTAATGTTAAATTCGCCCCAGAATGAGCAACTATTGAACGCCTAACGCCTGTAATCCTTCCAATCATTCCGCCAGTAAAATACCCAGAAGGTAAAGTAGATGCTGCAATTGTTTCAATAGTTAATCCACCATCTCTTATATCTAATATAACGCCAGGAACTTCAAACGCAGAAGGCGCAGCTTTGCAAGAAGTTCCATATAAAGCATGGCGGCAAGTGTATTCAAAAACAGCTCTAAGTCCTGGCCGTTTAATTGAAGTAAAAATAGATTCACAATCAATAGTTATTTCATTACCTGAAACTTCAGAGCCAATAATTCTGCCCTTCCAATAAGTAATAAAATTATTATCTACTGCGTGGCCTCTATAAATAGTTGCGCTGGTAATCTCATCTGGCGGGAATATAATAAACTGTTCTGCAAATTCATTTTCTCGCGGAAATACAAGTTTAATATCGTTTTTAAATGGATCAGTGCCTTGTTTAATTCTGTCTCTAATAATGGGCAAAGGTTTATAAACTCTTGCGTTGTAAGTAATCTCTTCGGCGCAGCTTGCATAATGCCATGAGCTAGAGCCTCTAATAAATTCATATAACTCAATAGGTGCGCCTTGATTTACAGAACTTTCTACGCTTGAATAGCTCATGCTGGGACTTCCCTAATTTGCATTGCTGTGTGGCAAATACCATTATCAAGATGTCTAATTTCAATGGTATCAGTATCAATTCTAGTTTTATACATGAATGATATTCTTTTAACGTCATCGGGATTAATAGTTACTCCAAACGGAGAAACAATCTCTAAAATATCAGTAGTGCCTGAAGTTGTACCACTCACTATCTGTTTGTAATATCTTACCCCTGATTTCATCTCAATCATGATTTCATTTGTTGTGTAATAAAGAGGGTAGTTAATTGATTCAACAGTGATGCCCAAAGAACTTGGCCCAATAGTGCTTACCAAAATTAAATCACGGTTAAATGTAGGCCTCCAAAAAACGCCGCGCTTACCCTTCATTCTGTGAACAAATTGCCTATTTCTCCATAACTCTTGCTTGTTATAAGAAACTAATGTCATGGTCATTGTGCGGCTAATATAATTAGTTTGGACATCAACATCAATTGGCCCGCTGCCATTATCGAAAACATCAACAGATCGAACCAATCTTTCTGAAACTGGCGTAATTAAAACAATGCAATCTGTTAAAACATCTAATGATTTATATTGAGTAAATGAGCCAGTGGCGGAAAGGTTTATATTATCTGTAACAATAAATTTTGTAGATGAAAAAGTGTGGTTTGGCCCAACTCTATCAAAATCAATTCCATTTAATGCTCTGGCAAAACGCATTGGAGAAAGTGAAACATTGGTCATGGTGCGAGGGAATGGTAACTTTAATGTTACTCTATCCGAAAGAACCTGATCAATTTCAACTGCTTCAATGTCGTTATCTTTTCCAATAACTGCAATTAATGAATTATTCCGATAATCTGCATAAGCGGTATTAAATAGAATCTCAGTTGCATTCTCTGCAACAACTGCAATGTTTTCTGTGCTTTCATGCCAAACAGGAATAGCAAATATTCTAAAGCCCCATTGGAAGGCAATGGCTTTTATTTTACTGAAATCTTGCTCAGTTAGATAATATTGATAATCAAACTCTTGCCTGCCAGCCATTCTTAATGCTAATCGTTGTTCGCCATCAAATGTTTGAATTATATCGGTAAGCCATTCGATTCTTTCTTGCATGTTATTTAATGGTTTAAACGCCATAATAACAAGCCTGCGCCCAGTAATTGATACTGTTGGACTATTGGCATCAACAAAATTAAAAACGGCCACATCGTCAATGATTGCAACGCCATTTTTAGATATATTAAAAAGATAATCTCGCTCTTCAGTTGCTTCAAATGTTGAAGGCTCTGGCTCTGGGCCAGTGACAGTAATGCCTTCGCTTAATCCAGTAATTGAATTTAATATTTTAGGTTCAAGATATGAATTCCAAACAGTAACTGTTTCTGTTTTTGCTGATACCAAATTCCCCAATGCTATTGATTGTGGCTTTGCGTGAATTCTATAGTAGTAATCATCAAAATAAATGCCTTGAACTACGCCATCTATTGAGCGGCCCATTGCTTCAACTTCTGTAATTCTGTCAACGCTATTAAAATAATAGTAAGATTCAGAAACCCCAAATGGATATGAGGATGTCTCAATTGTGTGAAAATCAGAAGATAAATAGGGATTAAAACTTACTGGCGCATCAATGCCGCCAAAAACTAGCCCTCCAGCAAGTACAGCCATTAGGTTGTTTTCCTAACTGCAATAGCAACTGTTCCAGAGCTGTTAAGCGCATTAGTTTCTGTTGATGATGTTGAGCCATTTCTTTGAGTTAAATCTTTACGAAGCCCAGGGAATACCATCCATTCATCACTTCCTAAAGTAATAATTTGCCCATCAGTGTAATTGTCATTTCTGGTTAATCTAACATGAGGCAATTCAGCAGCGTAAGAATAAACTCCAGTGCTTCTAAGATATTTAAGCAAAACTCTGCACAAAGTTATTTCGCCATTCCAAGCGTTTGGCATCAAGTTCAAAAATGTTTTTGCAAACCTTCTTGCATTAATTGCATGGTTTCCTGGGACATCTGTACATTCCGCCCAAGTAGTTGATTCTATATTAATTGAATCCCCTGTGGGCGAAGTAACGTTGGGGCTGTTTGGTTGCCAAAAAGGAAAGGGAACGCCATAAACAAAAGGGCTTGATGAAGTTAATGAGCCATCGGATGTTGTACTCCAAGGAATAACCTGAGAGTTTGCCCCAAAGGGGAATGATCCTGCTTGATAATTGCAAGTTCCAGAAACGCCCATGTTTTTTGCTTTGCCAAACATAATCCACTGCCACCAATTTACATTGTAATTTACAAAACAAACAACATTATCTGGGTCGGTATGAACAAAAACATGATAAGTGCAAGGAAAGGTAAGCATTGCGATATTATTTGTGCCTGTCCACGCATCAGCACGAAGTCGAATAGACCTTTGGCTTTCATTGGTTTCAACTCCGCCCAAAGCGCCTCTAACAGCAACATTGTTTCCTGATGTGGTTAGAAGGGTATAAATATCGCCTTTGATTAAAGTAGTGCCTGATTCGCTCCACCCATTGCCAGTTGCAAGCGATTTTATTGCAGCCACAATTTCTGCTGCGCTATTTGCTGTTCCAGTAGAGTACGCCATTAATCAAGCTCCATTGCAAAGTAATCACCAAGTCCAGTGCGGAAAACATCTTGGAAAACAACAAAATCTCTTGAGTCAACTGTTACTGTATTTTCTGTAACATTATCAAATCCAGTTATCCAGTAGAATCCATCAAGCCTGCCATATATATTAGTTGGTGAAGGTGTGGTTGTGTAAATTTCAATTGGCAAGATTGGATAAGTATAAGTTGCCGTTCCAGCCCCAGCAGGCCTCATGGCATTAAATAACATGGCCTCACTTGTTGGCGCATTATATGGGAAAAGTAAAGATTGATTCCAAGTGCCATCATTTAAGAAAGTTCTAAATTGGCTTAGATTGCCTTTAATTCCCCATGTATGAGCAGCATCAGTGCTACTGTATCTTGTTGCTACAGATGCGCCAGCAAGAGTTCCTGCAACCATCAACGGCTGTGGATACTGGCTTGGGAAAGCGTAAGGGAAAAACTTGCCCATACTAAACATTTCATAAACTGGAGTTCCAACTTTCATTACACAGTTTATTCTTTGAGCATTTACTGATAGCCAATAAGTAATATTGATATTATGCCCACAAACGCTGCACCTGTTTGATATTCCTGGTTGAGTATTAAATGCATTTGCATCAACATAACCGCGCATAGTGGCAACGCTAAAATTGTAATAATCGTTTGCTACAGATTGATATAAATACATTCCAACAAAAATTTCTTCATCAGATGAAAAGCCTTTGCCTTTCATAATCAATTGCCAAGCGGGAACTGTAGCCACTGGCATTGTATTATTAAATCTTAAAATTTCCCACTCAATACCTTGTTGGCTTAAAATTCCTTCTGTTACTGGAATTTCAAAAGAATCACCTGTTTCAAAATCGGTAGCGCCGTCATTAATAGTAAAACTTATAATTCCATTACTATATGGAGTGCCTACTGTGGCATCGGTTAGTGATGCCCCGGAAACAGAGCCAGTTACAGAAAATACTCCGCCATTTGTCGCTTGGGTTATGCAAGTAACAGTCCATGTTTCAGTTGGCGCAGTAGCAGTTGATTCTATGTTGGTAATAGTGCCATTGCCTGTTCCTGTATAAGTAACCGTTCCAATAGTTCCAAAGCCTCCAGCAAAATCCCGAATTAGCTTTAGCATGTTAAAGGTTGCTAATTCCCCATTTGCATTAGTAACTGTTCCTGTAATCGTTGGCATAGTTATCCCTTAAAACTGCAATGCTCTGCGGTTGCGTTGTAATACGTTCATTATAATCTGTTCTCCAGAATCTGTGGCAAGATAATCCCCAACTAATGAAGGATCAAGCACGTTGATGTTTCTTACATTAACCGTTGGGCTTGATTGCGCCATCTGGCTGTTTGGTGCAATTGTTCCAGATGTTCTTGGGACAAACATTTCTGGGCCTTGCTCTCCAACCAAATACGCCCTTCCTGAGATTACATCGCCACCACTTGCTTTACTTCCACCAAATGCACTAAAGAAAGCACCAAGCACGCCACCACCGCCGCCAAACTTTTCACTAAGCGAACCAAGTATTTTTGATGCCAATGCTTCAGCCGCCATCCTACGTAGCACTGTTACAAAGTTTTGAAGCATTCCTTTTAGGCCGTCTTGAAATGGATCGAATAGAAAATCAGCAAAAGATGATTGTATATTCTCTGCGGCAGCTTTTGCAAAATTCTCCATTATTGAAAAACTTTCTTCTGCTGCATTGTTAATAATGCCCAATCTAACTTTAACAACTTCTTCTAAGCGTTTTAAGGCTTCATCATCAGATAGGTTTGCAAATATACCGCCTTCTGTTCTATTCTCAAATTCCTTGTAAATATCCGCCACATCAGCGCGAAGGTTTTTTAATTGTTCTGTAGGTGTTTGAGCAAGTAAATTGTTTAGCTTTTCTTGCTGTTCATTGTAAGCCTTTAATTCTTCAGATGCGCCGTTAAAAGCATTTTGAGCCGCAACAATCCCACGAACATAAGTTTCGTTGGTGATAATGCCCTTTTCTCTTAATAGATTTAAGCGCTCATACTCATCACCAAGTATTTCTGCTGGGTTTCTTAAAGCAATCGTTGTATTGATGCCTTCAAGAATTAATCTTTTGTTATATTCTGCAATTTCTAAAGCATCATTAAAAATTGATTCTTTTGCTTTTTTTATCTTTTCGCTTGCAAGTAATATAGGCGCGGCAATCTTATTTGATGTTGCGTTAGATTCAGCCGCTATTTTACTTGATGAACTATCCCAAAGAGTTGCAACTGCTTTTTCTGTTGAAACAAGATTTTGAACAAAATCCCTGCCAACTGTTTTTGCTGTATCAAATGCTTGCTTAAAATTACCCTGAAAGAACTGCACAAGAACCGCAGCAGCGCCTCCAATGTATTGTCCAACAGCCTGAAATACGCCGCCAATGATAATACCAGCAGAGGTTAGTATTTTAACGCCATTCACCGCAAAACGAGCTGCATTGTCTAGGGCTTTTGCGCCGTCTGCTGATTTAAATAAATTGTCTGTTAATTTTACAAGTGACGGCAATAGTTCTGCTGCTATTCTATTAAATAAGCCTGTTGATACGGCTTGAAGTCTTGTTAGATTGTCATTAAATTGAGCGGCTGCTTGAGATGTTTCGCCAGATAATGTAATCCCTAATCTATCGGCTTCTTGTTGAAGCTCTTTAATGCCAGCAGCGCCAGTATTCAAAAATGGAATTAACTCCGCCCCTGCCCTGCCAAAAAGATTAACAGCCAGCGCTGTTTTTTCTGCCCCATCTTTAAATGATGCAAATTTGTCTGCAATTTCAATTAAAGCTGTGTCTGCGCTTTTTAATGTGCCGTCATTATTTTTTAAGCTAATGCCTAACGCATCAAATCCTTTTTTTGATTCTCCAACGCCTTGATTGGCATCGCTTAGATTTTTAGTTAGTTTAATTAAAGAGCTTGTAAGGGATTCTGTGTTTGAACCAGATAGCCCAGCAACATAAGCAAGCGAGCTTAAAGATTCTACTGATACGCCAGCCTTCTGGGATAGTTTTCCCATTTCGTCCGCTGCGTTAATGGATGAGCGAACCATTGCCGCAGATGCAGTTGCAACAGCAGCAAATGCTAAACCAACCGCTTTCCCAACTTGAGCGGCTTGCTTTTGAAAATTAGCTAAAGCCTTCTCAGCGCGTTTGGTATCTGTCTCAAATGATCCTGTTTTCATTAACAGGTCAACGACAATTGATGCAGCAGCCATGCGC